ACCTCGCTTGGCATATTGAGATGGCACTGATCGCAAATGCCATAGGCCACATCCTCCTCGACACTCAACCAGTATTTGAGCTCAAACCCACAGTCATCACAGAATAGCTTTTTAAGCGTCATGCTTCTAGGTGACTCATTACCCTTTCGGTTAAGAGTAATCACCTTAGCCATCAGTCTAACGCCTCCTCTGGGTACTGGTAGTACAACAACAGCTCGCAGTAATGCATGGCCTTTTTGATATCTTCAGCACCGTTTTTACCCTTGTGTCGAGTAACGTACTTAACGATGTTGGCCTGAAAGTAGTCTAACTCATTTGCCGCAATATACTCGATAGGCTGTATAGCCATCTTGTAGTGACTGCCGCCCTCTTGCTTATCCAACGGATTCAAGCGCCACCTCCTCTTTTTCTCCAAAGGTTCTGTACAGGTAATCTAGGCTAATAGGCATCTCATCAAACTCTCCATCCTGCACCTCATTGAGCACCCAGATACCGCGCCAACTGTTATTGGTCTGGTAGTTAAGGTAGTCCTCATCATGCGTGTAGAATATGCCGGCAAATATACCGGTCAGCCGCTTGCCATCAGCCCTCTTGTTAAACGCTATGGCCCTATCCTGAACGTGACCCATTACCGTGCTCATATGAAGCTTTTTAAGCATTAGCTCTGGGCTCGATACCGGCCTGCCCATAACGCCACTGCAGTGATAGTGAGCGTAGCAAATACCATCGATCACAACCGGCTTTAGAAAATCATGCACCTCCCAACCCATCTCTTTGAGCTTGAGGTCATCATAGGATATTAGGCCATCCAGTTTTGCGTCAGCTTCCAGAGCTCTCTCAATGCGATACTCATGGTTGCCGATAGTGAACACCAGTCTGGGATTCCACTGCTTTTTCTTGTCGTGTTTAAGTTTGGCCTGCTCTGCCCTGATTGGCCCTAAGAACGCTTCCATTGCCTCTATGCCGGCTTGTACATCCTCGACATACCTGCGGCCTTCAAAAGATTTACTGCCTTTAGCGTCATGGCTAGATAGGGAAGGGAAGTCCCAGTGGTCCCCAATGTGTACGATTACATCGGGTTTGATTTTTACAGCATATTCGCCTGCCCATCTCAGGTGGTCCCAATTCTGGTTCGGCTTTGTCTGCGTATCAGGAATCACCATATGCCTTGGGCGTACCTGACGATTAAAAAGTTTGAATACTTGCCACATAAATCCAAAACCTCCTAACGCCAGTATACACCCTTTGGTGAGTTGAGCAATTAGTAGCTATCGGCCTGCAGAATCGCCTCAATTGCCTTTTTTTGCTGTGGCTTTACCCACGCATGAAATTCAACCAAACCCTCCTCTCTGCGCCTTTCTCGCATCTCTCGCATGATCTGCGCCTTTGGCTTTGGCTTTACCTCTTTACGAAATATTGCATCATACTTCTCTGCAAACCCAGTCCGGTCAGGAATGGGGCGCGGAGCTGAACCCTTACCCATTGTCACTCTCCAATTCATATTCAGCCACCATGCACTTCTCGCCAAATCTATTGTACACCGGCACCTGAGTTGATTTTACTTTATAACCCATGCACTTCAGGTCATAAACCCTAGCCGCTAAACGGCTGATACCTAGCTCTTGCCAAGCGTTGAGGGTGGTCAGCTTGCCACCCCCACTTAGATATTGAGCTACTCTTTCACTTTGACTTAGATTTTCCATACATCCTCCTAGTGATTAATTGATTAAGCTTCACACAGACCCTGCGCACTAAATAGCTTGTCGCGGAGCGTATCTTCAATGCTAAGGTATATAGCGTCACGGTACCAATCTGCAAAAGACAGACTGTCACTATCACTACCAACCACAGCATTAAAATGCAGGCGTTTAGTATCACCAAAAGCCGCACAGTGATAAAAGACATCCTCATGCTCCTCCATGCTAATGTTTTCTTTATCAGCGTATATCAACTGCAGTGACTCGAATAGTCCACGGAAGCTCTTAGCATTGCGGTACAGCACCTCGATAAAAAGCTCACCGGACTCAAAGCACGCCTCTGGGATGTAGTCCTCAATCCATGATGGGTGCGCTCTCAGCCAAGAATATACTGCCAAGTCTTTGAGATCATCAGACAGGCTCATCAGGTCATTGTCCCAATCAGCCGGTGCCAGTGCAATTATGTTTTCAAAATTGTATTTCATTACGCCAATCCCTCCTGTTCATACCAAGCCCAAGTGCCGTAAGACGGCCTGCGAGTTTTAAATGCTTCTATCCACTCGTCTAGAGTTAAGAAGTTAAGACGGTATGCATCGACAGTCTCCAGATCGGTGTAGCTCAGATCAGTAGGGTGGACCCAGTAGAAGTAGCCATTACCTTTAACTAGCTCCCATCCAGATTCGATCTCTTGGATGGCCTTGTTAACTTTTTTGATTGTTAATTTCATATCTTTCCCCTTGATTGATGGCCCCCGCAGGGGCCGGTTAGATTAAACTTCGTATCTCGCCTCAAACTCTAGCTGTTCATCGTAAGCGCGGAGGTAAGCGTCATGACGCTCTTGCGCCTTATACTCTGGAGTGTCATAAGGCCAATCATCATCGCCATCATTTTCAACTGGAAAACGGGCAATTTCCAAAGCATCTAGAACATCAGCAACAGCATGGTAAATATCGCCATCGATGTAATCGTACTCTGCCGTACCGATAGATAACCCTGCCACCTCAACCATGTGTCGCTTGTCGTGATCTTCAGGATCGCGCACTGAAGCTACATAACCTTCGCCATCAAAATTAGTGATCAGGCCTACCTCTGTACCGTAGCAATCTAGAACATCGTATGCCTCGAATGGTACATCTTTTTTGACTACTTTCATGTTTTTCCCCTTACCTATCTCGTTAATGAGGTTACATTGTACTGCAGTAACTGTTACCTTGCAACCCCTTTTTATTCTCCTATTAGGCCGCGATTGCGGCCTTGGTTGGGCGTTTAAAAAAGCCAAACTTGTCATCGTCATTTGACGCTTGGACAGTGGCAGTAAATGTGATGCGCTGACCTTTAAGAGCATCGTAGTCGAAAGATGTATCTGGCCCAAACTTTGTTTGTGCTTGGCAAACACCCTCATCTATGATCGTTTGCGGCACAGTACCCCACACTTTGAAGCCACGGTCATCTTTGACGACCATCTTCAGAACGCGCTGACCGTAAGCAAAACCGTCTACCCATTTGGTGCTGATGATCTCACCCGTGATCATTTGCTTACCCGCTGTAATAGCTTCTGCGGATAAAATCTCATCTTGACGCTCTGCTTCCCAAACCGCCTGACGAATACCACTGGCGATCTTTTTCCAGAAGTTGCGCTTGATGTACGCCTGACGCTCTGCTTCACGCTTGGCTTCACGCTTCTCAGCGGCTTTAGCGTTACGAGCATCTAAAATTGCAGGATCAGTCTTGACTGCACGATAGCCTAGACCGCCACAAGCAAAGCAAGTACCACCAAAAACACGAACATAGTGCGGCAAGATGCCAGTTCCATCGCACTTGTGGCAATCTCTTTTATATAGCTTAGTCATACAATTCCCCATATATCTCGTTAGTGAGGTTACATTGTAATCGAGTAACGGTTACCGTGCAACCCCTTCTAACAAATAATTTTACCAGTCCAGACTGCAGGCCATCATCGTGCCGGCATCGTGATTCTCAAGGTAAAACCCGTGCTTCTCAACCAAGCGCTTTAGATCAGGGTGAAACCCATCAGGGTGCCATTCCTGCCAGTAGTCGTGTAGCGGCATCCCATCAGGGGCACACTCGCCCTCCTGCCGGAACCAGATACGGTACTTATCAACCTTCTCCTCACCGGTCCACTCATTGTAGGTGACCGCATTCGCATCAGGAAACGCCTTGTTGATATGCTTGCATAAAGTTATTGCTTTCATTGTACTTCCCCTTTCAGTTGGTTTCTCAAGACCTAGAGGTCATGGGGCACCCTTGTATCTTCTGGGCGTGATTCCCGCATGACCCGTTATCGTCAAGTCAACGCTAGGTTTCGCTAGGGAACCACCCTAGCTCGTCAGTTGAGTTAAACACTTAATTGCTCGTCTACCTTATTCCAGATCAACTCGCAAAAACTATTGGCGGTGTAGTCGCTGATCAGGATCATCGGGTTCTCCTCTGAACCGTTATCGTAGATCAGGTAAAACCACCCCATGCTGTTACCGTCTTTGTCGAATGGCACCACAACATCTTCACCAGAGCTCGACATGGCCTGCAGGATCTCAGTGTAGTCTGCAGACCTCTCAAGGCAATCATCCTCACCGTCATTGATGGTCACCGTGCATTCTGCGGCCAACAACTCAGAGATCAAACATTGCGCGGCAAGCCGGTCAGCGATGTTGCAATACTCTGGCAGTTTCGGGTTA